AGTTGCAAAAGATATTGCATCAGCAACAAATGTATTTAATGAATTTGGTAAGCGTGTGGAACTTGTAGAGCAAGACACTGCTTTCCGAAAGTCTGGCGATCTCGGCGAGATAGTACAGAATCAGCCTGAAATGGTTGAAAAATCCCTATGGGGCGGTAGTTTCCTCAAAACAGCCGATCTATTAAATTAGAAAAAATCACAGGAGGTGACAATATGTCGGAACAAAATATAGAAAAAAACCAGCCAGGTGCAGCAGGTGGAGAACACATCGGTGGAAATATTCCAGGACTCTATCAGGGTCAAGGAGCATTTGCATCAGGTAATGAGACACACCCATACACACCAGGCAACTACGCAACAGGTGGAGTTCTAGGAAATATCCCAGAAGCAACACTTGGTTCAGTAAGTGGTCCAAACGCAGTAAATCCTTCAGGTGAGGCTGGATCAGGTATCCTACGTCCAGAACAAGCACGTCGTTTTATTGACTACGTGTGGGATGCTACCATTCTCGCCCAAGATGGCCGTCGTGTTACTATGAGAGCCAATACAATGGAACTTGAAAAGGTAAACGTCGGAGAGCGTGTAATCCGTTCTGCTACACAAGCACTCGGAGAATACACAAACGCAGGAGCAACTTTCTCAAAGGTTGAATTGACTACAAAGAAGATTCGTCTTGACTGGGAAGTAACTGCAGAAGCACTAGAAGATAACATCGAAGGTGCAGCACTAGAAGATCACATCGTTCGTCTTATGACAAACGCATTTGGTAATGACATCGAAGACCTTGCTATTAATGGTACAGGTTCAGGAGATGCATTTACATCTATCATGAACGGTTTCGTAAACCGTGTAAAGACAGGCGGAGACGCACACGAGTCAGTTGTAACAGTTACAAATGGCGGATGGACTCCAGAAGTTATGCAGAACATCATCTTGGCAATGCCACGTAAGTACCGTGCACTTAAGAACAATCTTAAGTTCTACGCAGGTACAGATGTTTTCCAGGGTATCGTAAAGAATAACGGTACACTTGCTGATGCAATTGCAGAAGCATTTGGATCACATGCAGGTGGTGCTGGTACTCCAGCAATGCGCCAATCATACCTTGATGGAAACGCACAGACATTGGGACAAGCACGTACAACTCGTGTACTTGGAATCGATGTACAGGAAGTTCCTTACTACCCTGCAGGATATGTCGACTTGACATTCCCACAGAACCGTGTATGGGGATTCCAGCGTGACATCACTGTTAACCGTGAATACAAGCCAAAGAAGGACACTGTAGAATACACAGTCTTCGTTCGCTTCGGAATTCAATGGGAAGAACAAGATGCAATCGCATGGGCTGACGCTGCAGCAGATGCATAATCTGTAAACAGTACAATTTAGGGGGAGTAGGAGTTAACGCTCCTGCTCCCCTTATCACTTATAATGATATAATACTATTTAGGAGGAAATAATGGAAAATTTATATAATAACCCTGTAGAAGATGTAGTTGTAGAAACACCAGCAGTTGTAGAAGCACCAGTTGTAGATACACCAGTTGTTGAAGAAGCACCTATCGCACCTGCTCAGGAAGAAATAAAAGCAGAAGAACCAGTAGTAATTTCAAGACCATCATATTCTGGATCAGATACAGTTCAGGCTGTTGGAAGCGTAGCAAATGGAGCAATCGGTGCAACAACTGCAAAGCGTGAACCACGCACAGAGTCAGCACCAAAGGCTGCAAAAGTTGCAAAAGATGATAAGACAATTGCTATTAGATCAACAAAAAATGTTTCTTGGGTTGGCGTTGGAAAGGTTTCAACAGGAATCAATATTGTTTCTCAAAAAGAAGCAGACCAATGGCTTACTCGTGACCACATTACACTAGTTACACCAGAACAAGTTAAATCGGAATTTGGTGCATAATTAATGGAAGTTCTGAGAGTTCCACCATATCCTTTATCAACAACATGGACATTACCCATACCTAACTATGAGTATATTGTTTATGTTGAGGATTTGGTGGATCACTCAGTAACTGAAACTAATCTTTTTTCAGATGCCAATGGAAAGTTAGTTTATGAAATACCTTTGGCTCAGGTCCAGTATGACCGTAAGTTTTTAATTAAATTTTATGATACAGAACACATTAACACACTTTACGAAGAAAATCTAGATATTGTCAGACCATATGTAGATCCAAATAAACTTGGAACTACTGCTTCAGAAATAGAAGAGTATAAGACTTTAGAGATGGTAGCAAGATCTTTAATCGATACAGTTGTTGTTAATGGTTTTTATAACTCAAAACATATTGTTCAACGCAATGGTGATGGATCAGATTATTTTGCAATTTGGGAAGATATTAATAGAGTACTAAAAGTATATGAAAATAATGTTTTAATATATGACATAGATACACCAGAAACAAATGTATTTGAGTTCAAAACTACTTTTGATAGTTCTGCAGTAGAAAGAGTTATTGATGGACAATATAATAGATTAGAGCAAGGTACACAACAATATCCAAAAGATTTTGGTGATTTAGCAAATATATTTGGAACATCAGCAGTTGGATTTCCAAAGGGATGGGATTATACTTTTGTATTAGATATTGGATATAGAGCATTACCGCCTGATGTTGAGTATGCCACTAAGTTGCTTATTGAAGATTTAAAATGTGGAAAATTAGACTATTACACAAGATATGTTACATCTTATAACTCAGACCAATATAGAATTCAATTTGATAAGTCAATATTTAGTGGAACTGGAAATATGATTGTTGACAAGATTCTTGATAAGTATGTTGTCACGATTGCTAAACCAGGGTTGATCTAATGAAGTGCGAGGGAAAAGATTTTATGTTCCCTATGCAAGTGGATGTTTTTTATCCAATTGTAGATCAAGGTGCATATGGAAATATTAAAAAACAATGGATTTTAAACAAAATTATTGCTTGTCATTTTACAACTGCTGGATTAAAATCAAAAGAAGAAATTGTTCCAAATTTAAACATTACACAAGATACATTGATTATTGGAAGAGTTAAATCAGATATAAGAATTTCAAATCTTGATGATCAAAACTCTTTAACAAACATAATTTTAACAAACATACAAGACAAGCAATGCAATAATATTTATATTGAAACATCTGGAATAAGAGCAGGAAAATCAACAATATTTGAAGTTGCTTCTCAAGAACCTTTTGTTGGCCCATTTGGAAATATTGAGCATTATAAACTAGTTCTGCGTAGATCTGAAAATCAGGCGGTAGATATATGATACAACTTAAATTTAATGCTGCACAGTTTAATAAAGAAATGAACAATATAGTCAACTACTCTTATGGTTTTGTTGATGGTGTTGTTGCTGCAAAAACAGAATTTTTACAAAATCTTGGATCTGCGGTTTCAGAACAAGCATCCCTTTATATTGACTCAAATGCAAGGGTAGACGAACAATCCCTTCATCATGTGTATGAATGGTATAACGCAGGAAACCCAACAGCAAGACTTTTTGATATTAAGTATTCTATAAATAATCGTGGTGTTTCATTTACTTCTGAATTTAAACAATCAACAACAATTCAACAAGGGTCTAGTGTCCCCTTTCATGATAAAGCAAGAATAATGGAAAATGGAATAGCAGTAACAATTGCACCAAGAAAATCAGATGTGCTTAGGTTTGAAGTTGGTGGAGAAGTAGTTTATACAAAAAAGCCAGTAACTATAGAAAATCCTGGAGGAAATGTACAGGGTAAATTTGAAAATACATTTGATACATTTTTTAAGGTATACTTTACTCAAGCATTTTTAAGATCAAGTGGTCTTTCAGAATACTTTAATAATCCATCAGTATATAAAACAAATCTACGCAGTGGAGCAAAAAGTGGAAAGTCTGTTGGTAGAAGAGTTGGATATCGATGGGTAGCAAATGCTAAGGTGGTTGCATGAAGAAAATATACACAACTGAAGAACAAATAAGTTTGGGGTCTGCTGATCCAGTAGTTAATACACCTATGCTATGGATAAACTCATATCTTCAAGAAAAACTTACAGAGTCTGTTCAAATTGGTGTTCCATTTTTTCCACCATCTCCAAATACAATAGATGACCTAACACAAACATGGATTGTAGTAAATGATGAAAGATACCCATACAAAGGTGTAAAATGTACTTTTGATCGAATGATTAGAATGCGTAGGAATTCGTTCCCTCATATTAAATCAGAACAAATGCTTTATTATTTTTATGCAACAGAAGAAGGAGTAACACCAAAAATGATTGCTGTTACAGAAACAGTGCTTAGACTTATGGATCGTGAAGATGAGACTGCAGAAGAAATCAATGACTGGCAAAAGGGTCGCACTATTGCTGGAAACCTACCTGCTTTTAGATTTCATAAATTCAAGGTTTATCAGTTGCAAGAAACTAGAGATATTATAGATTTTGGAACAGCAAGAACTTACGGCGGTAATAAGATTATTATTGATTTTGACTACAGCCAAGCCCCAGATCTAACTAATGCAAATAATCTTTAAAAAGGCTGTTATACTTGTCAATGAGGAAACAAGCCCTTTTTTAATAACACGAAAGAGGTGAAAAATATGGCAAATTATACAAGAGGTTCGAACGCTAACATTATCGTGGGTGCAGCAGCACTTTTCACATATGAAGGTGGACAACTTACAGATACAGACCTTCCAGCATACGAAGTCAATAAGTCATTTAAGACAAGTCTTACAAATGATGTAGACTACCGCAATGTTGGTTACACAATGAATGGTTTGGAACTACAGTTCCAGCCAGATTTTGGTGAAGTGGCTGTTGATCAGGTTCTTGACGTTGCTAAACTATACAAGCAGGGTATGAAGGTAAATCTTAATACAACATTCGCAGAGTCAACTCTCGAAAATCTTCTTGTTGCGTTAGCAGCAAAGGACGCAGACAAGTCTGACCTAACAGGTACAGGACTTGCAACAGGTTCTATGGAACTTAACCTTTCCGCAGGAGAACTAGGCGAATGCCCAGTTGAGCGTGGTTTGGTAGCAGTAGGTCCAGGTACAGGTGACTGTGCAGCAGGATCTTCAATCGAACGCATTTACGTTGCATACCGTGCACTTTCAATTGAAAATGTAACAGTATCAGCAAAGCGTGACGCTGCAACAATGTTTGAAGTGTCTTTCCGCCTTCTTCCAAATGATGATGCATCATATGGTAAGATCGTAGATCGTACAATTCCAGCAAGCGCATAATATAACTTAATAACATTATTGCCCTTCTCATTAATTTGAGCGGGGCAATTTTGTTTTTGGTATACTGTATATATGGCTACTGAAATTTATAAGATTAATTTTATTTATTTAACTAATGGTGAAGAGTTAGAAATATCTCCATTAAAAATAAAATATTTAAGACGCCTTATGGAAAAATTTGAAGATGTTAAAAATGCTAAAAATGATTATGAAACTATCACTGAGTTATCTATTTGTGCTATGGAATGTATGAAACAGTTTAAACCAGAAATAGCAACAAGTATTGAAAAGTTTGAAGAGTTCGTAGATTTAAAAACAATTTACAAACTACTTGATTTTTGTGCGGGAATTAAAATTGATAAAGACTCAGAAGAATCAGTAAAAAAACAAGCAGTGGATAGTGGATCCTCATGGGATGATTTAGATTTGGCTCAATTAGAATCTGAAGTTTTTTTGCTTGGAATATGGAAAGACTATGATGAATTAGAGAAGTCTCTTTCTATGCCAGAACTTACTGCAGTCTTGAATGTTAAAAGAGAAGAAGATTATGCTCATAAAAAATTTCTTGCAGCCATGCAAGGTGTAGACTTAGATGAAGGTAATAAGTCCAATGCTTGGGAAGAGATGAAGGCAAGAGTATTTAGTGGTGGTCAGTCTTCTGATCCTAATGATATTATTGCTCTTCAGGGACAAAATGCAGCAAATGCAGGATTTGGAATTGGGATGGGCTTAAACTATGAAAGAATTGATTAAAAATAATACCTGCTATGGTATAATTAACTATCAACCTAAACGGAGGAAAAATGACTGATAATGCAGAAAATACTGTTCAAAAGTTAAGACTTATTGACGGTACAGAGTTCGAAGTAAAACCGCTAAAGATTTCACTACTAAGACCATTTATGAAAAAGTTTTCTGGTTTAACAGATGTAGCGGACGATAATGACAAGTCAATGGATCTACTGCTTGATTGCGTTCAAATTGCATTTAAGCAATTCTATCCAGATCTTGCAGAAGATAGAGAAAAACTTGAAGAAAGCCTAGACCTTCCAACGGTCTATAAGATCATCGATGCAGCATCTGGATTCTCACTTTCAGATACAACAGCACTCGTTGGTCAAATGTCAAAATAAAAAAGAGGGTGTAATGATTGTCTGATGTAAACGCTAATATTGGCATTGTCTTTGATACCACAGAGGCACTTGCTAGTTTACGTCAATTACAGGCTGGTTTAAGTAAATTTAATCAGTCATTAACTCAAGGCAATATTGCAGCAACAAATGCTCAAAAAGGTCTTAATGATCAGTTAATTCAGGCAATCAACTCTACTGGTAAATTTGTTGCATCACAAAAAACAGTATCAACAAGTACAAGTGCATTTACAACAGCACTTGAAAAAAATCAACTCAGCATGCGTGAGTACTTTAGATACACTGCTGCTGCAGCAACTGCAAATACTAAAGTTTTAAATAATGCATTTACTGCTGAACGAGATATTATTAATCGTGCTCGTAGAGATAGGGTCAAAGCATTACAATCTCAATATATTCAATTAACTAATGCAAATGGTGAACTTGTAAAAGTTTTGCAAGTTGTTCCAAAACATCTTGAAATGGTTAATGGAAAATATGCTGACTATGCAACCAGAGTTCAAATGGCTGCACAAAGACAACAACTTCTTAACCAGTTAATTAAACAAGGTTCAAATCAACTTTTAAATTTTGGTAAAAATACACAGTGGGCAGGTCGTCAGTTGATGGTTGGTATCACAATACCACTTACATTACTTGGATCTGTTGCAACTAAAACATTCCGTGATATGGAAATGGCAGTAGTTAAGTTCCAAAGAGTATATGGAGATATGACTACAACCAATGATGCAACTAATAAAGCAGTTGAAGATATTAAAAGACTTGGCAAAGAATTTACAAAATACGGAATAGCAGTAAAAGACACAGTTGAAATGGCAGCCAAAGCAGCAGCAATGGGTCTTACAGGAAATGATCTAAATCAGCAGGTGATTGCAGCAACAAAACTTTCTGTACTTGGTCAAGTTGAACAACAGCAAGCACTTGAGACAACAATTTCTTTGCAAAATGCTTTTGGTATTGCTGCAAAAGATCTTGCACAAAAAATTAACTTTCTTAACGCAGTAGAAAACCAAACAGTCCTTTCTATTGAAGACTTAACTATTGCAGTTCCAAAGGCTGGACCAGTTATTAAACAACTTGGTGGAAGTGTAGAAGATCTTGCATTCTTTATGACTGCAATGAAAGAGGGCGGAATTAATGCATCAGAAGGTGCTAATGCTCTCAAGTCTGGTCTTGCTGCTATGATCAATCCTTCAAAAAAGGCTAGTGAATTTCTTGCGGGACTTGGAATAAATATTAAAGGACTTGTTGAAGCAAACAAGGGAGATCTAAAAGGAACTGTTGTAGGATTTGCTAGAGCACTTGATACATTAGATCCACTTAACCGTGCTCGTGCTATTGAGCAACTATTTGGTAAGTTCCAGTTTGCTCGTTTGTCAACACTCTTTCAAAATGTTACAAAAGATTCTTCACAAGCAGCAAGAGCACTTGGATTAGCAGGGGCATCAGTTGAAGAACTAGCAATTCTATCTGAGCGTGAATTAGGCAAAGTAGAAAATGCAGTTGGAGTCAAATTTCAAAAATCAATTGAACAATTAAAGCAAGAGTTAGTTCCAGTTGGTAAAGCATTCCTAGAAGCATTAACCCCAATCGTAAACTTTTTTGGAAAAATACTTGAAAGATTTAATAATTTTAGTGATGGAACTAAAAAAGCATTTGCAATTGTTCTTGGTGTAGTTGGTGGATTAGCACCCGTAGCACTTATGACATTTGGTTTGCTTGCAAATGGTCTTGCAAACTTAATTAAATTCTTTGCAATGCTTCGTGGCGGAATGGCAAAACTTAATGGACAAAATAATATTCTTGGTGGTGGATTTGATTATTTAACACAACAAGAAATTGAAAATCTTGCACAATCAAATGCACTTCATCTTTCACATAAAACACTTATTGATACATTTAATGTTGAAGCAGGATCAGTAAATGCTCTTGCTGCTGCTTATGCAAATGCAGGATCACAGGCTAGAGCACTTGCTGCCTCAAGTCCAGGATTGTTTAATGCAGCCCCAGGAGCACAGGGTGCCGTATCTGGTCTTAAATTTGCAGCAGGTGGTGTTGTTCCAGGTACTGGCAATAAAGATACTGTGCCTGCAGTACTAACTCCTGGTGAAGTTGTTTTAACAAAGCAAACAGTTAAAGATAACCCAGAGACTGTTGCAGCATTGCAAAATGGAAGTGTTAGAAAGTACATGGCTGGCACTGCAGATAATTCAAGAAGTGGTGCAAGTTATCGTGGAGTCCATAACCTAATTATGGGAAGGTCTGGTCTTGATAGTGGAAAATTATCTCAGTCACAAACAGTTGCATCTTCTAAAGATATTTCTTCATCGCTTAAAGAAAAATTTGTAGATGCTGGTTTAGGTTCAGACGCATTTAAAGGAAGAATGCAAACCCTTATTGAGGGTGCAATGTCAGAAACACAAACTGGATTAGATAGAGTAGTAAGATTTGCAAAAGAAGCAGGTGTAGAAATAACTGATGCTAACAAAGATCAAATAGAGTATTGGCGTAAAGAGATGCTAAAGGCCGTTGAAGAGGCAGGCAAAGAACTTATTAGTCAGGTTGATTTAAGTAGAGATCAGATAAAGAAAAAATTAAAAGAAATGTCTCCAACTGGTCAACAGGCTAGTGGTTTATCAAATACGTTTGATCTAATTGACTCACACGGATCACAAGGAAAATCAAAAACATTTGCACATACAGAAAAATCTGAACCAATTCCATATTCACAACTTACAAAAATGCTTGATAAAAATACAACACAGGGACAGGGCGTAGATGCAATACAAAAGGCTGTAGATTATATAAACTCTCTTCCAGATACAGATCCAAGAAAACCAAAAAATCCAATAAAGCCAAAATTTACACCAGTTAGTGGAGCAGGAATTAATGGAATATCTCAAGGACTCAATAAAGATTTAGATCTAGGAAGAGCAAAAGTTGAAAATCTAGTATCAGAATTAAACAATCTTGATCCAGTTGAAAAATGGGGAACAAGTATTGAAAATGGTGGAGGTAAGGTAAAAGAGTTAACTCAGGAAATTATACAATTTGATACAGTATTTAATAAAATGCTTGAGGATCTTTCAAAAACAAAACAAGTTTTAAGCGATGCAGATTTACAAAACTTAAGAAATCAAGCAATGAATGATCCATCTGTTGACCCAAGAGTAAGGATAGCACTACAAAGATCATCTAATAATATAACTGGAGTAAGACTAAGTGGAGTAAATAAAGATCAAAAACAAACTATACAAGATGTTATTCAATCTGGTGAAGTAAAGACTGATCTTAAAAAACCAGAAGATTTTATTGTTCCAAAAAGTGGTAGTGCGATTGCTGGAGAAACAACAAGGTCGTCAAGAGTTGGAACATTTGATAAGCAAGTAGATGCAGAATTAACAAGAGCAGAGCAAGTTGCTGAAACAGCATCACCATCAAAGAGAACTAAGCGTCTTGGTAAAGATATTGCAGATGGTCTTGCACTTGGTCTAGAAGAAGGTCAGGCTGGAGTAAAGTCTCAATCATCAAGATTAACTGAAGCAGCACTTCCAACAGCAGCAGAAACACAAGCAAGATTAGACAAAATGGATCTTACAAATAAAGCATTCTATGATGATATTAACACTCCAGATATGCGTGATCAAAGACAAATTCTTAAATCACAAGATAGGCAAAGAAGAAAACTTGGAGCAAAAAGAACAGTAGATTCAACAATTTCAGCAATCTCTAATGCTACGTCTCAAACATCTTCAAATATTTCAGTTACAAATAATACAACCATTAATCAAGAACAAGCAAAGGCAGATGCAGCAAATCTCGAAGCAGCAAAGTTAGAACAAATTGCAGCAAAAGCAAGAATTGAAGCAGCAAAATGGAAAGAGATAGCAGCAAGAGAAAATGGTAAAAACTCTTACACAGCAGATAATGCAGATGCTCTCGAAAAACAAGCACAAAAGGCTGAAGAAAAAGCAGCACAGTTAAGAATTCAAGCAGCAGAACTAGAAGCAGCACAAGTTCAAACTCAAGCAAATGCTGTTAAATCTGCAAAATCTTCTGCTAAACAAGCAGGTGGGTCAAGAGGTTCAAAGAAAGGCTCTAAATCATCTACAGCAGTTATGGATGCAGATAAAAAGAGTGCAAAACTTTCAGAACAAATTGTTGATTCTAAAGAAAAAATTCTTACCGCATCAGAACAAACAGCAAATGCTCAACAAGATCAAGCAACTAGCACTATTACTTCTTCTGAATTATCTGGTGCAGTAGAACAAAATCTTAAAGACTCTGCATCAACTGGTGATGAAATAAATAAAGCAGAACAAGATAGATTAGCATCTGCAGAACAAATTGCACAACTTGAAAATGATATTGAAGCACAAAAGAAAAAAGAAAAAGAAGCAGGTCAAGCAGCACTTGCTGCACAAATGCAAAAACCAATTATTCCTTCTGGTTCTCAAACAAATAATAAAATGATTAACCCAAATACTGCTATGGGGTATGAGGCTGCATATGAAGAAGCCATGTCATATACAAGAGATAAAAATGGACAAATTGTTTTTGATCCAGAAAAAGGTCCGAATGGAGAAAGACGACCAACTACACTTAGCATGAAACAAATAGCACAAAAGAAACGTGGTATGCGTAGAGAAGCAGTTGGGCAATATTCTGGTAAGGCTGCAGGAGCACTTGGTACTGCTGCAATGATTTCTGGTATGGCTGGAGCACCAACACAAGTCACAGCAGCACTTGGAACTGGATCTATGGTTGCATCATTTGCACCAATGCTTGCTGGTCTTAGCGGTCCACAGGGTCTTGCACTTGGTGTGGCAGCAGCAGCGGGATCTGTATGGCTAATGAAGAAACACTTTGATGCTACAGTTAAGAAGCAAGTTGATTATATTAATGCTATATCTGCAACAACAGATAAGATGAAGAAAATTGGTGAAATAACAGGTAAGGTTGGAGCCTCAGAACTTTATTCAAGAAAGAGACAAGAAGGCAGTGCTGATAGATATACAAAGATATTTGAAAGAGGAAAGAGTCAATTTGGAACAGATTTCTTCCAATCAGATGTTGGAAAGTCTATAAAAGAATCTTTTGTAAAAGATCTTGCAGCAGGTGGAGATCAAGCATCTAAAAAACTAGCATTGCAACTTTCTGCTTATATTTCTGATGGAATATTAACTGCTGAACAAGCATATAGCGTAGCAAGACAAATTGGCTTAGATCTTGGCAACATGACAATTGGAACAAAGATTCAAGGTGAAATAACAAATCTCGTTGGACCAGATGGCCAAAACTTACTTGTTGATCCGCTTACAATTAGAATTAAAATAATTAATACGCAAAATGAAATTACAAATGCAATGACAACGGCTGCAACAAATGCTCAAAGAACTGGTATTTCATCTTCTGCCTCTACAGATTCTTTTGCTGCAGCACAGGCACTTCAGTCTCAAAATCTAACCATTATACAGGCTCAAAGAGATGCACAAAAGAAAATGTATGATGATGAAATACGCAAACTTGAAGCACAAAAACTAGCAACTGCAGATAAAGCAAAACAATTAGTAATAGATGGAAAGATAGAAGATGTTAAAAAACGACAAGCAAAAGATGATGCAAAATTAAACTCATTTACAGCAAAAAGTTTAAAACAAACTTCAGACCTATTTGATAAATCACTAAAGGGTAAACTTCCTGGTCAGATAGGTATGAATAAGAATGCAGTTATTTCTGCATCAAGAAATGCTGTTTCTGCAAAATATACTGGAGATGCAGCCCCACTTGCCAAAGCCCTGCTTTCACAAACCAAAGGACTTAAATCAGAAAAGATAGAAGTTTTAATTAACACATTGGTTTCTGGCGGTCAACTAGATACTGTTTCTGCAACAAACTTATTAAATATATTTGGCAAAGATGAAAATGGCATGTATACACAAATTACAGCAGCACTTAAAATGCAAGATCCTGGCAAGGTTCAGCAACTGCTTACAATACTTTCTAATTTTGATGAAAAAACTGCAAAAGATATTTTTGTCAAAATGACATCAAAAGAGGGTGCAGCAACATTTGAAAATGATATGAATACCCTAAGTTCTTTAATGCAACTTGATGGTAAAGAGTTAGACCTAGATGTATTCTTAAAAACAAAGGGAAATCTAGAAGCACTTAGTGCATTATTGGATAAAGTAGATAATAAAATTGGAACTGAGCCTGTAACTCTTACTGTAATAGAAGATATAGTTAAATCAAATCCAAATATGCCAGATATGACGGCTTTAATAAGTGATTGGGATAAGTGGAAAGATAAAGATCCAAAAATTCAAAAGAGTGTTGTTCTTACATATATAGAACTTTATAAAACAATCGGAAAATCAGAAATTGCACAGTACAGAAAAAATAAATCTATACCATCAACAGTAACCGACTCTGCCGTTACTGGAATGATTGCAAATGATCTATTGCCAAACAAAGTTCCAACATCAATTCCAAGCAAAAATGCAGGACCTACTTCAAATACAAATTCAACAGGAGCAAACCCACTAGATTTCCTTGACTCACTTGCAATGAGAATTAAAAATGTTCGTGACGGAGCCTTCGATGCAACAACTCCACTTAAATCTATGATTGCAGCATTTACTGGCAAACAAGCACAAAAAGATGTTTCAAAGATGTTTACTTTATTTGATGGTTTACAACAGAGAATGATTAAACTTAGTATTCCAAAAGAATTTAGAGATATGATTGCTGGAATGAGTGCAGATGACTTTAAAAAATTTGCATCATTGCCAAAGGGCAAAAATATGTTTACATATCAAAAAGATAAAAATGGAAAAGAACTTCCAAGAACAAAAGCAAATATTGCTGGATTAACAAAAGAAGGCGAAGCGGTTATGCAGACATACCGTGAAGCAGTAATTGGTGAATTTAATGTCGCACAAAAAGAAGTTTTAGAAACAACTAAGAATCAAGATACAGCATTTAAAATATTAATTGCTTCTGGAATGAGTGCATCAGATGCACTAAAAACTGTTGAGGATTCAGCAACCGCTGCAGCCATTGCAACTGGAGCAGCAGGAAAACAAGGATCTGCAGAAATGAAACAATTTATTGCAGATACTCAAGCAGCATCAGATGCAACATCAAGACTTAATGCACTGACAAAAGCAAGAAAATCAAACTCAGATTTTGCCATTTCAAAAAATGCTCCAGAATTGGCAAAGTCTATGAAAGAAGCAGGATATAGTGCAGATCAAATTAATGAGGCACTTTCAGATCCAGATATTGCTAAATATTTAATTGAAGATCTTAAAGATGGAAAAATTGAAGCAGGAGATATAAAAGATTATATTGATTCAATCGCAGAAAAGAAATCGATTGATATTCGTGTAAAACTTGCAATGGGGGATTTTGCAGGTGCTGCAGAAGAAGGAAGACAACTAGTAAATGAAATGTTCTCTGTACAAGAAGCATTAATCAGAACTGGTCCACTTGGACAACAACTAGATGCAAATAATCAAAAAATTGCAGACTATCAAGCAGAACTTCTTCCATTCCAAAAACAAGTTGCTGACATTAATCAGTCAATAGCAGATGCACAAAGAAGTATTGAGATTGCATACACAAGACCAATAGAGGCCCTACAGACTCAGGTAGAATCATTAGACAGACAACTTGAAACAAGTCCAATATTTGGCAACCGTGCAATGCAGGCAATTCAAGATCAAAATACAATCTATAGCAATGATCTTGCTGTTATTTCTCATCAAGCAGATGCTGTTAATAAGTCTTATGACGAACAAGTTAAAAGCCTAAATGAAGTTAAGGCTGCTAATGACCAAATAATTGCTCAACAAGGAAGACAACTTGGTCTTGCTGATGCATTGACTCAGGGTGATATTGCTGCAGCAGCACAAGCAGCACAAGAAATAAGACAGGCCAATGCTGATCAATATGCTACATCGCAAATGGATGCCCTTGAACAATCACGACAAAATGCTTTAGGAAGACTAAAGGGTCCACAGTCTGGCTTGACAGAAATAAAAATTCAAGAACAACAATATCAAAATGCTCAAAAACTTTATGCAATGGAAAATGATCCAGCAAGACTTAAAATTGTTGCAGATATTAGGGCAAAGCAAGACGAAATCTATAACTTGCAACAACTTCAAAATACAGAACTTGCTAAAATTAAAATAAAAGAAGATGAAGTTTATAGTATTGAGAACACTAAGATTCGTCCAATTCAAACAAATATAGATGCATTGACATATCAGAATACTGTTCTGCAAACTCAAATAGATAAACAGGTTCGTTCATTGACCGTAATGGGGCAAACTCGTGGTGAATGGGATCTAACATTTGCAAAGATTGATGCATCTGCACTTGCATCAAAGAATTTAGATACAGCATTTGGTGCACTATTAACATCTGCAACAGCAATTAACAATATGTGGGCTTCAATTCTATCAAAGATTCAGCAGTATGCTGCAGGAGTTCCAGCAAGTGTTACAGCACAGCAACAGAGTTTTACATCTTCGGTTCCTAAGACAGATGCACAAATTGCTAAAGAAAAAGCAGATGCACAAGCAAAGGCTAAAGCAGATGCTATAGTAGCAATGGATAAAGCCCTTCAAGGAAAAGAAGGAAGAGATGCTGCAGGTAGTTCGTCTCTTGGTTTTTATAATTCTTTAGGTTCAGAACCAGACAAGAAAGTTGCAGTAATTGTTAAGTCTGGCGATACACTTTCTGGCATTGCAAAAGCAAATGGAACAACTGTAACAGCACTACAGGCTGCAAACCCTAAATTAATGGAAGAAGATAAATATAATGATGGAAGAACAATATTTTCTGGAACAAAAATTAATATACCCCCTTCTGCGCTATATAGAGCAAATGGTGGAATTATTCCTAATTACTTTACATCAGGGGGATTTGCAAGAGGAATAGACACAGTTCCAGCAATGCTAACACCTGGTGAGTTTGTAATGAGTAAGTATGCTGTTGATAGTTATGGTATTGGCACAATGAAGGCAATAAATAGTGGATCCCAACAACTTGGATCAGTGTATAATTATGAGTTGACTGTAAATGTTAAATCAGATGCTAATGCAAATGATATTGCAAATACAGTAATGACTAAGATTAAGCAGGTTGATTCTATGAGAATAAGAGGTAATAAACTATAATGGCTACTAACCCAAATGCTGCTGCCTATATGTCTGGTAGAAGAAAATATCAAAGACCACAAGCAATGTTATGGTCAGAAAACTCTGGCACACTAGTTAATGGTGTTTATGTTCCAAATGGCTATGAGGTTGGATCAACAACTGGATCAGAAACAGACGAATCCACATTTAATCAGTTCTTAATTCTTTCTGATGACAATAGACAACCAATCGATTTTAAACCAACTAGAATTGAAAAGCGTGAGCGAATGATTAATGGAAGAATGCGCTCTTATCATATTGCAGATAAGTTGACAATTTCTACTAGTTGGTCTATGCTTCCTTCTAGATCTTTTGCACTTGCTCCAGAATTCAATCCATCAAATGGAAAGCCTTTAGTAAAAGAAAAAAATTCTTTAGAGTATACCTCTGATGGGGGTGCTGGAGGAGTAGAACTTCTTGATTGGTACGAAAACCATCAAGGATCTTTTTGGGTATATCTAGCATATGATAAGTACTCAAATTTTGGTAAAGATGATGCAGACTATGCACACCTTGGCCAATACAATCAATTGGTTGAAATGTTTTTTAGTGATTTCTCTTATAGCGTACAAAAGCGTGGCGGAAGTAATCATGATTTTTGGAATATCTCAGTAACGCTGGAAGAGGCATAGAATGTTTCAAAGTGATGAATTAAAAAATCATCTTCAAACATCCTCAGTTATCAGAACTAATTCTGCTGTGATTGCTGAGTGGAATATGAATATACCAGAAAATATTCAAAAAATTGGTAACTATAGATATAGACCAACACAAGATAGTTCAGTATACAAAAATATTATTTCTAGTTTTAATGATGGAGAAGATAAAAATACTCAGGTTCCATTTTATTATGGGGCAACCGATGCGGATGTAACAATTGATGGAGGCGTTGATTATATTAATCAGCCCACATTATTTACCTCCAAAAAAGAATACATCAAACTTATTTATTCATTAGAAAATTGCTTTTATAAGTTTAGACCAAGATCAGGCGTTAATAAGGCTTCGTATTTTTCAAACTCTTATATTCATAATGCTAATTCAGATATGGCAAAAAGACCAAGATATTATATGCCAGATAAAGGAGATTACTTTAAATACTGGACATCTTATAGAACTGAAAATGGATCGGAATATGGAATTTCAAATAAAACTATTAATGGTCAGCACTACATTGAAGATGCAGCACCCTTTGTTGTTTATAAAAATAAAATCCCAGTAAATAGAGTTGTAGTAAAGATGCAAACACATATTGGATCCGTTGACTTAGGTCCATTTTCTACATCTTCTAAGTCATTCTCAGACCCATTTTATGGCAATTCAAATAAAAAGACACCAGTTAAGTGGAAAATTCAAGCACTTAAAAATAACAACTGGGTTGACATAAAGAAATTTGATGCAAGCACGACAAGAAAAAACGGTACAGCAATAATTGGTCCAGATGGATATGTAGAACTAGCATATGGACTAATCGTTCCAGATAAATATCAAGATATCTTTATTAAGGCAGAAGAGCATGCAACAACATCAACTTTACCAGAAGCGTCAATAAATGGTTATGCATATTTAGTTAAAGAAAATGAAGATTCCTTGGGCACATATTATGTTTGGGTATCCGATAAATATGAGACTTTTATTCCTACATATGGCTGGTATTTAAATGAGGAAACAGTAGATAGACTAACTAACTTTGTTACAGATACAACATCTCCAATTCAGTACTCAAATGCATCTGATGGTTTGCCAATGTATAGAGAGTTTGAATATATTAATGGTTTGAGAATTGTTGTTGATACTATGACAAGGGTTGATTCAACTTTTGATTTAATTGAACTATCACCAAGACTAGTTGTAGATTTATCAGGAAAGACAGTTGATTTTTCAATAACAAAGGCAGCCTCGGATTTAGGATCTTCTGGTCTTCCAGTTGGACAGTTACTTGCTTCAAATGGAACCCTAAAACTGTTTGACTATGATCAAGCATTTAATCCAAACAATGATAATAGTATTATTAAGAACTATATAACTAAAAACATACAAATTAAATTTTATGAAATAATTATGAATGTTGATGGGTATGATTATTTTGTTCCAATTAAAACAATGTATACAGAAGGTTTTCCAGAATCAAATAATGAAACAAGACAGGTTTCTTTAAAGTTAAGAGATTTGTTCTTTTATTTAGAATCAATAAATGCCCCACAACTATTAGTTACTAATGTGTCTCTTAGTTATGCAGTATCAACACTTTTGGATTCAATTGGATTTACTAACTATTCATTTAAAAGAGTAGAAGGTGAAGTTGATCAAATTATTCCATATTTCTTTATTCCGCCAGATACAAGTGTTGCTCAACTATTAAACCAGTTAGCGATATCAACACAAACAGCAATGTTTTTTGACGAATACAATAACTTTGTAATGATGAGCAAAAACTATATTCTTCCAAAAGAATCAGAACGAGCAACTGACTTTGAATTTTATGGTACTAAAGATTTTATTGAAGATGGTTTAATCAATAATAAAACTACCAATACAAAACTTGCAAACATAATTTCTGTCAATTCTCAAAATAATGAAATTTTTAATGATGGAAGCATTAATTATAAAACACGATATATTCAAAAAACATACGGATCAATTAGGCAAGCAAGCATTATTGATCAAGAAAAAACATGGATATATAAGCCAGTATTATTATGGGAAGTTGCTGGAGACGAAAATACAAAGTCTATTAATGATCAATCAAACAAACAGTCTAGTTATGTTTTGGGTGCTATACCACTCAACTCTGATCTATCTGATGTAGTTCCAAGTGTTTCTAATAATATAGTTATTAATAATACAATGGACTTAGGCGAAGGTATTTATTGGCTTTCAAGATACAATGGATATTTTTATTCAAATGGAGAAATTATAAAATATGATGCAGTTCAGTATACTGTCAGCGGTATTGGAAATGTGTGGATTACAAGTGTAACTGAATATCAAAACTACTTCTCTAAATTAAGTCATAATGGAAAGATCTATCCAACAGGATTAGTAAGAATTTATTCATATCCAAACTATCAAACTATAGGCGGAACAACCAAACTTAAAAATGGTGAAGTGGCTAAGCATGGTAGAGGTCAATTTGGAACAAGCATTTTAAAGCATAGTGCTGGTTTAAATTCATATTGGTCTGACAATGCAAATGTTCGTGGTTGCTCAATGAAGTCTGATTATTTATTTAGTCTTGCTAGTAAAACTGAAGCAGATGCAAAGATTTCACTTTTAACATTAGATAATCTTGCAGCAGGAGTCAGCAATGATTTGGCAACTCAATCTACTAGAGCAGGAATTATGAAAAATTTTTTATCTCAGTATTATGGCACAGAGACAGACTTTAAGAAACTTAAAACAACTCAAACTGGTACAATTCAATCATCTGCATTTATTTTAAATGGTCCATCCTTTACAACTACTCAAAAGGGTATTGACTTTATTTCTTATGTTCATAAGCCACTAACAGACTCATTTAAACATTTTGGAACAAGAATGAGAATTGTTGGTAAAATTGAAAATAATCAGAACCGTGGCCAAACACCAATCGGTAGTGACACATACTTTGTTGTAACTGGTAACTCCCCAGATCAAAATATTAATATTAGTGCTGGTTCTGGTGGTTTAGCAGTTATGTTAAATCCAACAACAAATGTTGGATACTACTTTGAAATTTTGGCATTAACAGAAAACAATATTAGCAGTTATAACAAGTCTGCTGAAAATCTTCACAATGTAATATTTTATAAGATCAAGCGTGACTCTGCTACATCTGATGCAATACCAGTTAAACTTTGGGGTGGTCTTGCAAGTATAACAGTCGATGATGGAAAGTTTACTGGTCAATATAGACTGGTTGGTGAGCAAAATCCAACGGTATATGACCTAGCAGTTGAATATCAAAATGTAGGAAACAGTAGAAGATTCTACCTATACATAAACAACAAACTTGTTGCAACTGTTGATGATACCTCTCCTTTGCCAATATACAACAATATGGCTATGTTTGTACGAGGATCTGCAAGATGCATGTTTGAAAACATTTATGCACTAACAAATAATTATAGCCAAAATACTACATTTGCCCTTGACACACCAGTGATGTCAGCAATTAATGATTCTGAGATAGATGCTAATGAGTCATTCAGAAAATATGCAATGAGTGGTATTGTTCAGTCAACTTATCTGTCTGGTATTAACCCTTCTCAGCCACCACAATATAATATGTATTTTGAAGAGTTTGGGACTATAATGAGAGAAGCAGCCTACTTTAATGTTCGTTATGACAAAGCATATCCAGCACTATATGCAAAACTTTCACCCACATTTAATAAGATTAAGGGGTACACAGTATCTGGATTTAGAGCAGGATCTTATGGTGCAGAATTTCTAATATTTAATGCAACAGACACAGCACTAAGCCTTGATGAAACAACTGGCAACTATTTAAGAATTCAGGGTATAACTTTTACACAAGAGTCACAACATCAGTTAACAATGGATGAGTATTTTAATAAAAATAGTGATTTTTCAAATCCTCAATTAAGCGGATCAACACTATTAAAATCTCCTATAAAATATGATAATGATTATGAAGATATTAAGGTAAGTAGAATTACCTATGGTAAAAAAGACTTCTCATTAGAAACACCATATATACAAACCCAAGATGACGCAAATAAATTGATGGAGTGGATTGTCAATAAAGTTGTTAAGCCAAGAAAGTCTGTAAGTCTTAAAGTTTTTGCAACACCAACCGTTCAACTAGGAGATGTTGTCACTATTGACTATAAAGATAAAGACTTGGTAAATCAAATATCATCATCTAACTCTAGGTTTGTAGTATATAATATAGAGTATGCGAAAAGTTCTGGAGGGCCAGATATGACTGTTTATCTGAGCGAAATTTAATATGGCAAGTGCAATACCACTTACACCAGATACTACTGCATCTAGCGCAGACACAGGTGTGCTTGCTGCAACCACTAACCTAATAATTACAAGTTACGATGAAACGCCTTTAGAGGTAATGACAGATCTTATTTTTGAAGATATCGGAGGTCAAGAAATTATTAATATATCTAGAACAGATATTGTTAATGGTCAGGATATTATTTATCAACCAATTAAAAATTTAGCAAGCATTAACTATCAGTATAATCCACAAAATATTTTAGCCCTACAGGACACATCTGAGAACTATTTTAAAAAATTTCCAATTAACGCAGCAACCAAAGTTCCAACCATTGGAACAGGACTAAACGGATCTACGGTTTATATTGATGAGGCTACTGGAAATCTAGTTATCGAACTAGTCAATGTAGAGGACGATGAGCAAGTAGAGGTTCAAATACTAAGAAATGGAACATTTTTTAATGATACAATATATGAGGTGCAATAATGATTACTAACACTGGAAAAAATATTTTAGCAAAATACCTACTGGGTCAGGCTTCTGCCTATGCCTCGTATATTGCTATTGGATGCGGTTCAAAGCCTTTGAACTCTGATGGAGTTCTTGGGGATTACTCAAATAAAGAAAGACTTGATTTTGAGATGTTTCGTGTACCAATTACTTCAAGGGGTTATGTAAGCGAAGATGGAATTACCAAAATTGTTTTAACTGCAGAATTGCCAAGCGAAGAAAGATATGAGATTAGCGAAGTTGGTATTTTTTCTGCGGGATCTAATACTGCTGCAGGTGCATATGATAGTAAATCTATTTATGCTTTTACACAAGATGAAAATTGGGAACACCACAATGCCCAGGGTTCATATCAAATTCCAGTAAAGTATACGCCATTAGACAATGATTCAAACAATATAATTAGTGATGTTATGGCTACAAGAGAGGGATCTCAAGTTGTTGCAAAAGTTTTTCAAACAAACGCAGATAACAGAATTTTTACAGATGAGCAAAGAGTTTTAAGATATGAAAGATGCAGATTTTTAAATAATACAATTATGCTTAAAGGAAATTCTTCTACGCTAACTGCTGATGGATCTGGCAATCTTGTAATAGGAAACAACTCAGAGCACATACATTTAACTGGTGCAATACTAGACTTTAACAGAAACTCGCCAACTGATGAAATCAAACTGTCTTTTTCGGTAGTTAACAAAGACGGAGAGTCAACAATTGTTCCAGATAATGTTAGACTAATGGTAGAGTTTTCTTCATCTGATTCACTTGATGGTCAATTTGCAAGATTTCAAGTAAATATTAATAATGGAACTGGAGTAGGTCAACACGATTTTTCTACAAATAGATATCTTGTAGCAACAAAACAACTACAAGAACTATATAAGAGTGCTGGCTTTACATGGAGTCAAGTCGATGTTGTTAAGATTTATGGATGTGTTACAGATAATGGAAGCCCAACAGACAACTTTTATATTGCTCTAGATGCTCTAAAACTTGAAAACACAAACTCATCAAATCCACTTTATGGAATGACTGGATATTCTGTAATTAAAAATAAAGATGCAGCAACTATTGTAAAATCTGCAAATACAACAAACTATATTGAGTTTAGGTTTGCTTTGGATGTTCAATAATGGCACAAGAAAATTCTAGAATAAAAAAGGTTATTATTCCAAAATCCTCATTGCCAGAAATATCTGGTGTTGGACAAGACTATGTAGTTAGATATAGAATTGTCAGTGAGGATAAAAATAGATATTCTTATTGGTCACAAAAATATAGAGTTGCCATACCAAATACAATTGTTGTACCTTTTTCTGTAACTAAGTCTGGTTCAACAATAACATCAGTTTGGACACCAGATAATACTATAAGGTCAGAGTTTGATATTTATGTTAAATGGGATAATGAAGAATGGAAATATATAACAACTGTATATTCAACAATCTATGCTAGTGTAATTAAAAATGGTGCCACAAAGGTGAAAATTGCAGCACAGATACCAACCTTTCCAAAAGAAAGATTCAATTCTGCCACACTTTTTGAATCCAACGAGATTGACTTAGTGGTATAATTATATAACCATGGCAAAATTACCTTTACCAGAAAGAGGGCAACCATTAGATGTTGCTTACATTTATCAATTAGCAAACACCATAAACGATCTATCATCACAGATATCTCCAGCAACATATAAATATGTTACAGTGGACACCCCTGGTGTTGGAAAGCAAAGCGTCAAGGCTTCTGAGGCTAGAATTATTGGCGGGTATGTAAATGTAGTAAACAGTTCAACAAGACAAGCAGGAACAGAAGTATCATTCTCATATGATTTCCCAACAGACTTTAAGTATGCACCTATTGCAACAGCAACCCCAGTTAACACTGGTGGAACAGATGCTGGTAAAAATGTATCAGTAGTTTTAAAAAATATAACAACCTCCAAGGTTGATGGTATTGTAAGGTTTGGTACAACTGGTGATATGTCAGTTGATGTAAATATCATAATTATTGGAATACCTAACTAATAAATGATTAAATGTGATAGATGTAGCAAGAGAATGTTTGTTGATAGGCAGTATACTTCTGTCTCTCATTTGGAAACATACTGCATGTACTGTGGATCTAGAAAATTTTTTAATCCACCTGAGCAATCAAAAGAGGGGCGATGGCTACTAGAAAAGGAAAAATTGAGAGCGAAAACTACAATCTCTCCCCTGTAATTCCTGGCAACAAAAAAGTTTGGTTTTTAAATGGTGATCTAGTTAGAGTCCACCACCTTAATAGATCTAATGGAATAATGTCTGTTTATAATATTACAAAAGATCAGATTGAAAGTTGTTTAATTAGTGATTTTAAAAAAAATCGTGAACGAGCATATACCGTAGGTCAGACTGCTGATCTAGTTAATCGTCATAAAAAATATATGCCAAGATTAATGAAAACTGGCGTCATTCCATTTCCAATGGGATCTCAAAAAGGTGGGGCTAGAGGGTTTCAGGTAAGATCATATTACTCAGAATCGCAGGTTCGGCAGATACGTGATATACTTGCTACGTACCATATTGGAAGACCAAGAAAAGACAAATTAATAACAAATGACATTACACCATCTTCACAAGAGTTGACACGGAGGATGGGAGACGGTATAATTACATATACAAGAACTGAAGACGGAAGGTTTATCCCTATTTGGGGAGAATCTATTTAATAATAAAAGGGGTATGAAATGCAAAACGAAGAAACAAAAGTTGGAGTTACTTTGGGGTATACACTTAACCTTGGTAACTTTCAGTCACTAAGGATTGATCTTAATGTGATTGATTCTAAGCGTGAAGGTGAAAATACAAACGATGCTTTTGATCGTGTTTATAAGTTTGTAGAAGATAAGTTAACTGAAAAGATTAACGAAGCAAAGTCTGAAATCGCAGAATAATGGCAGAACGCAAAGACCGAATGGCTTTGCTTTCACGCTACAGCAAGTTCCATACTGCAAAGTATGAGCAAAAGCCATCGTTAAATTTAAATGTAGAGCAATGGGCTTCAGATGCCCTTATTGAGTCATACGGGATAGGACAGTGTTATGATATTCTTGAGTACTATTTTAGCGTTTCTTTGTCTCCTTCTTGGAATTACTTTGCATACAATGCGGAAAAAATATTACAAGCAAAATTAGACAAACAGCAGGATGATAAAGAAAGAGCGGAAAGAAGAAGAATGGCTAAGGAGTGGTTAAGTGAATAATACAGAAGCAAAATTGATCACTGCAGTTCTTGAAGATAAACAAGTTCATGTTTTGCTTCAAGCAAATATAGATAACCTTCTTAGAACCCATAATGATGTTTGGAATTTTGTAAGAAATTATTTTGAGCATAATTCTTCAGTACCTCCAGTATCTTTAGTTGTTGAAAAATTTAGAGATTTTGAACCCATCCAAGGTGTAGGAGCAACTAAGCACCACTTAGAAGAACTTCAAACAGAATACTTAAACGATAGCCTAAAGGATATTCTTCGTTCTGCTGCCACAGATGTTCAGCAGGGTGAGGGAGTAAAGGCTTTAGATTCATTAATTACACAAACATCAGAGTTAAAAAAGAATACCTCCGCAATTCGTGATATCGATGTAACAGACCTTGAATCCGCAATCGCATACTTTAAAAATATGAAAGAGCAGCAGGCACTTGGGAAGGTTGGAATTAAAACGAATCTTCCAGGATTTGACAACTATCTTCCAGCAGGAATTATGCCAGGTCAACTAGGAGTCTTTTTGGCATACCCAGGTATAGGAAAGTCATGGATGGCTCTATACTTTGCTGTACAGGCCTGGAAACAGGGAAAAACACCCCTTGTAATATCACTTGAGATGTCCGAAACAGAGGTTCGCAATCGTGTGTTTACTATTATGGGAGAAGGCCGTTGGTCTCATAGAAAGATTAGTAACGGTGAGATTGAGATTGATATGCTAAAGGATTGGCATGCAAAGAATCTTGCAGGAAAGCCAGAGTTTCACATTATTTCTAATGATCAAGGTGGAGAAATCAACCCATCAGTTCTTCGTGGAAAGATTGATCAGTATAAGCCAGACTTTGTAATCGTTGACTACCTTCAGTTAATGGCCCCTAATCAGAAGTCAGACAATGAAACGGTAAGAATGAAGAACCTTTCTAGAGAACTTAAACTAATGGCTATTGGTGAAGAAGTACCAATCATTGCTATCTCATCTGCCACACCAGATGATGTTAATGATCTTTCTACGGTACCTACGCTGGGTCAAACAGCATGGTCTAGACAGATTGCTTACGATGCAGACTGGGTTATTGCTTTGGGTCGTGGTCAAAATAGCGATGTTATTGAGTGTGCATTTAGAAAGAACCGTAATGGTTTTATGGGAGATTTTCTTGTCCAGGTTGATTTTGACAAGGGGTATTACAGATATAAAGATTTTGAAGATAAGTAGTTATAATATGGTATGTCAAATTTTCACCACAAGACAATTAAAAGATTTAGTTTGGATGGAATCATCCATGATGAATCTGCCCTTGGTAGGTTAAAGGGTGAATACACAAGGTTACTTGTTTCAGAGATGCGTCTCTGTGGATATGTACCAAGAATTGACATTGATCCAGATTTTACTATAGACTATAATGAAAAAAAACAATATTTTGAATTTGAAATATCAGTACACGGAGTATACGCAGGGAAAAGGAAAAGCGAATGGATAGCAGGGATAGACGTAAACAAACCAATATATATACAAAAGAGCAAATTAAACGAGTTCTCGCAGGAACAGGTATAACTGTAGAGTCTGAAGTTGACTCAGACTATATTATATTTTGTCCATTTCATAATAACAACAGAACCCCTGCTGGAGAAATTGATAAGAATAATGGAACCTTCTTTTGTTTTTCCTGTCACCATGTTGCAGACCTTGTAGAGTTTGTAATGCACACCTCTGGAAGATCTTATTTCGAGTCTATTAGATTTATAAAGACAAAAGAAACTCAGCAAGACCTAGAGCGTGACATTAATCAAAAACTTGTGACAAAGCCAGACTTTGTTCCGTTTGATGAATTAATCATTAAGCGTTTGCATAATGGATTACTTGCATCAGATAGACCAAAAGATTATTTTAACTATAGAAAAATATCTACATCTTCATGGTCTAAGTTTTCTCTTGGATATTCTGAAAAACAAGACATGGTTACAGTTCCTGTGCATAGTCCAGATGGAATGTCAGTTGGGTTTGTTGGAAGATCAATTGAGGGTAAAGAGTTTAAAAATACTCCAGGATTGCCAAAAGCAAAAACATTGTTTAATTTAAATCGTGTAAAGACTGCAGATAAAGTGTATGTAGTTGAGTCGTCATTTGATGCTATTCGTTTAGACCAGGTAGGACTTCCAGCAGTTGCTACACTTGGATCCAATGTATCAAATCTACAAATAGAATTGCTTCAAAAATATTTTAATAACATTATTGTTATTGCAGATAATGATGAAGCGGGAGGAAATATGAAAACTAAGATAATTGAAAAACTTGGTTCTCGTGTTTCCGTTATACAATTAAATAAAGAATATAAAGATATTGGTGATATGTCAGATGAAGATATCAAGAAATTGGAAGTTTCATTTGACAAAGACATCATTTCTATGCTAAACTAATATAACAAACAAAGGAGAAATATATGAGCGTAATTAAGGGATTAAAAGATATCAACGCCCTGCTCGAAAAACCAAAGTATGAAGGAACAGGACAAAAAGTTCGTTGGGTTAAGTTGGCTGACGGACAATCAGGAAAAGTTCGTTTTGTTGAAGAACTAGACCAGGACTCAGCAAACTATTCAGAAGCCCGTGGCCTTTCTGTAGTAGTTTCAGAACACACAAATCCAAAGGACTACAAGCGTAAGGCTGCTTGTACACAAGAATCAGAAGGTCGTTGTTTCGGTTGTGAGATGGCACGTAAAGAACCAAAGTCAGGCTGGAGAGCACGACTTCGTTTTTACTGCAATGTACTAATCAACGATGGACTTGAAGATCCATATATTGCTGTTTGGTCACAAGGAATTTCAAAGCAATCAGCATTTAATAACATTCGTGAGTATGCTCTTGATACAGGTAGCATCTCTAATCTTGAGTGGAAGTTAAAGCGTAATGGTCAGGGAACTGAAACTAATTACACACTTCTACCATCAAAGCCAGATGCAGAGCCATTCAATTGGGATGGCTTTGAATTCTTCAACCTAGAAAAGGTTGTTCGTGAGGTTCCATATCCAGAGCAAGAAGCATTCTACTTTGGATTTGACACACCTTCTGTTACCAGCACCAACATCGACTGGTAATAGATGTCTTACGTAGGCTTACACGTACATACCCACTACTCGTTATTTGACGGGATTGCTACTCCAGAAGAATACATTGACCGTGCAGTTGAGTTAGGGATGCCAGCAATAGCCATCACTGACCACGGTACTTTATCTGGGCATAGGGAACTGCACCGTATTGCAAAAGCAAAGGGTATTAAGCCTATACTTGGCGTAGAAGGCTATATGTGTAAAGATAGATTTGATACTAGAGATAAGTCTGAAAGAGACGGAGATCTAGATCTAGTCTATAACCATATAGTTCTTCTCGCCAAGAATCAAATTGGTTTAGAGAATTTAAATAAGATTAGTGAGATATCTTGGACAGAAGGATACTTTAAGAAACCAAGGTTTGACTTTGAAATTCTTGAAAAATATTCTGAAGGAATTATAGTAACATCTGCATGTCCAAGCAGTGTATTGGTAAAAGCACTTGAGAATAATGAATTTGCTATAGCAAAAGATTATATTCAATGGTTTAAGCGTGTCTTCAATGATGACTACTATATTGAAGTCATGCCCCATAATGAGGCAGAGATAAATAAACAATTAATTCAATTAGCCGATGAGTTTGGTGTAAAGGTTGTTGTAACTCCAGACTGTCATCATAGTTCAAAAGATCAAAAAGAAATTCAAGAGTTTAAGTTGCTACTTAATACACATGTTAAGATTGACAAAGAGCATACTTTTGAAAAATCCAAGAAGCACCCAGACATGATGAAAAGACTTGACTATCTTTATGGTGAGGATCGTCAGATAACATTTAACAAGTTTGATATTCATTTGCTTTCTTATGAAGAAATGAAGTCTGCTATGGAGGCACAGGGTATTGACCGTCCAGACATTTATAAAAATACTTTAGAGGTTGCTGAAAAAGTTGGTGACTATGGAATTCAAGAAGGATTGGACCTACTTCCAGTACAATATAAGAATCCAAATAAAGAATTAAAAGAACTTGCACTTGCTGGATTAACTGAGCGTGGTGTAGATGGTCAAGAGTATTTGGATAGACTTGATGAAGAGTTACAAGTAATTAAAGATAAAAAGTTTGCACCATACTTTTTGGTTGTACGAAATATGATTGCATGGGCAAAAAAAGAAGGAATCATGGTTGGTCCAGGTCGTGGTTCTGCAGCAGGTTCATTGCTCTGCTATGCATTAAGAATTACGGACATTGATCCAATCAAACATGGACTTCTGTTTTTCCGTTTTATTAATCCAGACAGAAATGACTTTCCTGATATTGATACTGATATTCAAGACTCTCGCCGTGAAGAAGTAAAAGACTATTTAGTTAGACAGTATCGACATGTTGCATCTATTGCTACTTTTCTTTCTTTTAAAGACAAGGGTGTTGTAAGAGATGTTGCACGAGTATTAAATATTCCTCTTACAGATGTCAACAAGGTTTTAAAGATGGTTGATACTTGGGATGAATATTGTGGTTCAAAGACAACACGGGAATTCCGTGAGAAATATCCAGAGGTAGAAATTTATGGAGAACAACTTCGTGGTCGTATTAGGGGCACTGGCATTCACGCTGCTGGTGTTGTCACTAGTAAAGATCCTATTTTTAGGTACGCACCAATGGAGACACGCTCTTCTACTGGTAGCGATGAGCGTATTCCTGTTGTTGCAGTTGACATGGAAGAGGCTGAAAAGATTGGCCTTATCAAGATTGATGCACTTGGACTAAAGACTCTTTCAGTTCTTAAGGACACGCTTGATATTATTGAGGAGCGAGACAATAAGAAAATTGACCTACTTAAGATTGATATGGATGATAAGAATGTTTATCAAATGCTTTCAGATGGATATACCAAAGGTGTGTTTCAGTGTGAAGCAGCACCATATACAAATCTTCTAATAAAGATGGGTGTCAAAAATCTTTCAGAACTTGCTGCCTCAAACGCCCTAGTTCGTCCAGGTGCAATGAACACAATTGGAAAAGATTATATTGAGCGTAAGCATGGTCGTCAAAATATTGGGTATACTCACCAAGTACTAAAAGAGTTTACGGAGGACACATATGGTTGCATTCTTTATCAGGAACAGGTTATGCAAGCATGCGTATCGCTTGGCGGTATGTCCATGTCGGAAGCAGATAAAGTTAGAAAGATCATTGGAAAGAAAAAAGATGCTAAAGAGTTTGATGTATTTAAAGATAGGTTCGTTGAGGGTGCTTCCCGCTTTGTTGCTCCTAATACTGCTCGTGATCTTTGGCATGACTTTGAGGCTCACGCAGGGTACTCATTCAACAAGTCACATGCAGTGGCATACTCAACATTATCTTATTGGACAGCATGGCTTAAGTATTACTACCCATTAGAGTTTATGTACTCACTTCTAAAGAATGAAAAGGACAAAGATGCAAGAACTGAATACCTTATTGAGGCAAAAAGAATGGGCATTAGTATTAAACTACCTCACATTAATGACTCAGATATTGATTTTAAAATTGAGGGCAAGGGTATTAGATTTGGCCTTACTGCTATTAAGTATATTTCCGATAAAATTGCAGAGCGTTACATTTCTGCAAGACCTTTCTTGTCGTATGCTCAACTTGAAGAGTTTACTTTTACTAAAGGAAATGGAGTTAACTCTCGTGCTCTTCAAGCATTACGAGTTATCGGCGCAGCAACATTTAATGATAATCCAAGAAATGACGAAGAGATTAAACAAAATCTCTACGAATATTTAAACCTACCAGAATTTAATATTACGGTTCCATCTCATTATTACGGCTTTATAACAGAGGCTCAGGATTATGAAGAAAAGGGTTCTTTGATTGTAATGGGTATGGTAAAATCTATTAAAAGAGCAAAAGGTTGGTCAAGAGTAGAACTATTAGATAAAACAGGAAGTGTAGGAATTTTTGATGAAGAGCAAACAACTATTGAAGCAGGCGTATCGTATCTCATTCTCGTTAATGATAATCGGATTCTTTCTGCTATCCCTATCGATCAAATAAAAGGTTCAACATCTGGTCTTGTTAAATTTTTAAATTACAAGCAATTGCCGTACAAAGATAACGAAATGTTTGTTTTATCATTTAAACCAAGAGTTACAAAGGCTGGAAAAAAGATGGCATCCTTAACAGTTGCAGATACAGCAAGAGATCTTCACTCAATAACTGTATTCCCAACATCTTTTGCAAAGGCATATATGAAAATTGAAGAAGGAAATGCATATAATTTTAGTTTAGGAAAAACTAAAGATGGAACAGTCATATTGGAGGATGTAAATGTCAGTTAGTGTAGAAGAGGCGATGGCCCAACTTGATCCAAAGTTAAGAAAAAAATTAGGAACAGGAGTAGGGGTAAACTATGAATACCAGCCTACCCCAAGTTATGGTTTAAACCGTGCTCTAGGAGGTGGACTTCCATATGGTAGACAAGTTCTTATCTGGGGCTCAAAGTCTTCTGCAAAGTCTTCTATGTGCCTTCAGATGATCGCTTTAGCACAGGCAGAGGGAAAACTATGTGCCTGGATTGATTCTGAAATGTCATACTCAGAAGACTGGGCTAGAAGTCTTGGTGTAGATCCAGAAAAACTAATCTACTCACAAGCAAGAACTATTAGTGATATGGTAGATGTAGGCGTTGGACTAATGAACGCTGGAGTTGATTTAATTGTGGTAGACTCTATTACATCAATGCTTCCTGCAATTTATTTTGAGAAGGACACAGATGAAATGAAGGCTTTGGAAAACACAAAGCAGATTGGAGCAGAATCCCGTGACTTTAGTAACGCATGGAAAATGCTTAACTATGCAAACAATAAAGTTAAGCCAACTTTGCTTGTTCTCATTTCTCAGTCTCGTAATAATATTAATGCTATGTATACTAGCCAGCAGCCTTCTGGTGGTCAGGCTACTAAGTTTTATTCCTCATGTATTGTTAAACTCTTTTCTTCAGAGTCAGACAATCAAGCAATTAAGGGCAAAATCAAGGTAGGAGATAAATTAATTGAAGAAAAAATTGGTAGAACGATTAAGTGGGAACTCCAGTTCTCAAAAACCTCCCCAGGGTTTCAATCTGGCGAGTATGATTTTTATTTTAGAGGTGATAATATTGGTCTTGACACCATCGGCGATCTTGTTACTACTGCTGAACTAAACGGTATTGTAGAGCGTACAGGAGCCTGGTACATTCTTCCTGACGGAACAAAGGTACAGGGCAAAGAAGCATTTGTTAATCGTGTAAGGGAGGATCTTGATTTGCAAGAATCAATCAAGACCAGACTAGATGCCTAGTTATACTATTTATCACGGTCAATGGATTTGTCACACATGTAAAACTACAGTGCCAACATTAAGATGTTATGCTGAAACAAAAACATTGACTTGGATGTGTAAGGATAAGCACCTAACTACTGTATATTTAGGCAAAAGAACTAAAAAAGATTTTGAGGTATAATAGTACTATGAATAATTTTCCTATGTATACAAAAACAAAAGCAGAAGACTTTATTGACAATCAAGATTTTCCTGTTGTACAAATTGAAAACATTTTATCTGATGAGCATATTGCAGAAATATACTATAAGGTTGCTCAGACAGATGACTCCCAAACAATAACTCAGCCTTGGGCTGGGCACAAAGCATATCATACTAAATTTTCAAATGATGTTATTAGTCAAATAGAAAAAAGAGTATCAGAAATAGTTGGTGAAGAAATGATTATGGCTGAATATTCTTTTGCCAGATACTCAGAAGAGTATGGTTATAAGTGTAAACTATTCCCACACTATGATACAAAAAAATCACAAAGGGTAACATGTGATATTCAACTAGAATCAAATGAGGATTGGGGAATTATAGTAGAGGGTGAACAGTACAATCTAAACTACAATGATGCCTTGATCTTTGCGGGAAGCCAACAGATGCACTGGAGAGAAGATAAGCGGATAGGACAAGATACAAAAATTGATATGATGTTTTGTCATCTTGTATATAAAAATGATAGACCTCTTCAGGAAAATCATGTAGCCATATTAGAAAAAAGAACTCGTGCCTTAATGATGGACACGGGGATTGATAGTCAGATAGAAACAAATGACAGAAAAGAGTGAGTCAAAAAGAATTGGTGCAAAACAGCACAAGAATTCTGGCAGAAACACACATAAAGGTGATGCAACATGGCAAAACTTTACTGTAGATTTTAAAGAGGCTTCAAAGTCTTTCACATTAAATAAAGATGTATGGGCAAAGGCCACAACAGATGCAATTAAAAATAATAGCGATCCGTTAATAATAGTTGTTCTTGGCTCTGGAAATACAAAAGTTAGACTTGCTATACTGGAATTTGATTTATTAGATCAAATTCTAGATGGTGTATAATATAATAAAAGGAGATACTATGAAAAAAGATTTACCAAACGTATTAATTAACAATGCTTTAACACAAGAAGATGTAGCAGAAATATATAAGATTGTTTCTTCAACCACTAGCCAAACCTTCGTTGAGGATCTTGGATATAACAGTTGGCACATTCAATTACCACAACATATTATTGACAAGTTTACGAAATATGCTGAGGGTATTGCTGGAGAGTTACTAGTTCTAAAAGAATATAACTTTTCGAGATATCAAAAAACAGTTTCAAATTGTGGCAAGTATACTTTTTATCCATTGCTATTCCCACACACTGATGAAGTATTTAATGAGTCAAGGGTTACTTTAGACTATCAGATAGGATCAAATGTGTCCTGGGGAATTACAGTAGATAACTGGGAGTCTGAATCAACATACACATTAAAAGATAATCAAATACTTTCCTTTTCTGGTTCCCATCAGGTTCATTGGAGACCAAAAAGAGAATTTGTGGATGGAGAATTTTTAGAGGCAATATTTTTACACTTCTCACCAATTACACCAGAAACTCTTACTGCTGACCATGTAAATGATATGAGGCAAAGAGCAAAAGAAAAATATATAGTTTGGAATAATGAAGAAGGTGTTTCATCTAATAAACCAGAAGACGGCTTGCTAAAGTACAATCGGAAAGAGTCAAATTAATTATGGCTGAAATTCACAAGTATCTAACTGATTTTGATAAATACAAAACAAAAGTTCCATTTTATGTAGATAATTTATTTACTGACGCTGAATCAAAACAGTTAATGGATATTATTTATCACAATAAAAACATGCTAAATCCAGTTGTGCATAAACCAAATGAGCAGACTAGTGAAAAAAATTGGGATAGGTTTAGGCCAAAAACAATTGAGTACATGTCAAGAGTGCTTGTTGAGTTTCAGATGCCCAAAAACTTAGAAGAAAAACTAGACAATATTGCAAAACCAATTTATGATGGCGATGTTGCTCTATGTCACTATAACTATATTGAGTATAATAAAAAGTATGGCAATGGAAATAATAGTCCAAAGTTACCTCCACATATAGACGCAGATGAAAATCTAATAACAATTAATCATTGTGTTGATGGAAATATTGAGTGGGATCTTTATATTGGAAATCAAGAAGATGGTACCACTTTTACAAGATATACCCTAGAGCCTGGTCAAACAATAGTTTTTAGTGCAGTAAATCAGGTTCACTGGAGACCAAAACGTAAATTTAAAGATGGTGAGTTTCTTGAGATTGTTAGCATGGACTATTGTCCAATAACCAACTATAGATTTACTGGAGAAATGAATCCACTAGATGCATACACATATCCAGAAAAAAGAAGTGCTTACACAAATTCTTTAAACTATTTGCCAGAATTTAAAGCAGCGTGGAATCTTTATCATCAGGATGGTATGAAAGACGGAATAATTGGAGATGATTTTTAATGGAAGAAAAAACAACTATTGATATGGTAAATGGTCTTGTAGAAATTGCAGACTATATGGAAGATGAAGAATTGACAACTGCATTAACAATGATTGCTAAACTAATTATAAAGCCAGATATCCCAATCAATGTTGCTCATGTAGAGATTGTAAGGCTTCAGGCAATCGCAGCAAAGATGGCATTTAAAGCAACATGGATGGCAAATGTAGATAAATCTGATAGAGGCAAAAAAAATCTTTACTACACTGCTGCCGAATCAATTAACAATTTAGTGTCTGCACTGAAATACATCACACGCTGATATCTGCTATACTTATAAGAATAGAAAAGAGTTTTAAGATAATGACAAAAAATTTACTAAAGCAAGTTATGATCAGACCAGAAGTGACTAATAAACTAGAAGAGCCAACATTTACTGATGGACTTGTTGAGGCAATTAGAAATGGCTATACAGTTAATATAAAGCCACGCTTTCAAAAAAAGACAACTTTTGCTCCATCTTCTTTGACATACGGAGCAGGAGAATGTGCCAGATACTGGTACCTTGCATTTGAGGGTGGAATTTTCCATGATGATGCAGATGCTTTTGGTGTAGCAAACAGAACCAGCGGAACACTTAGCCATGACAGAATTCAAGATGCTGTTATGAATGCTGGTCTTTTGGCAGAAGACATGGAATTTGATCCAGAACCAAGCAAGTACAAGAAACAAATTCATCCAGCACTAGAGTTTAGAATCAAGCATGATGATCCACCAATTTCAGGGTATGGCGATGTAATGCTTAATTATAATGGTGAAACAATCCTTGGTGAAATTAAAACCATGATGAATGAAGGTTTTGAATATAGAAAAGCAAGCAGGAAGCCAAAGACTGGTCACCTAATGCAACTAATTATGTATATGAAGATTCTCAAGAAAGATAAGGGGGCATTGATTTATGAAAATAAAAATAATCATGACCTACTTATTATTCCTGTAGAAGTAAACGATCATTACCGTCGGTGGGTAGACCAGGCATTTGATTGGATGCGTACAGTTCGCAAGGCATGGGAAGATAAAACTTTGCCTCAAAAAACATATAGATCAAATTCAAAGATCTGTAAGGTTTGTCCATTACAAAAAACATGTGCCGAAGCAGAGACAGGGGATGTTAAAATTAAACCTCTGGAGTTGCTAGAAGATGAAGCATTGTAGTTGGTGTGATAAAGAATTTAAAACAGATATTTCATATCAGATATACTGTTCAGTAGAGTGTAGGAATTACTCTACAAAAGAAAAGATTGCACAAAGATATTTGCTTACAAGAAGACAAAAAAGAAAAGGCAAGATGCGAACTTGTAAATCTTGTAAAAGACAGTTGTCAATATATAATGATGATTCATTGTGCTCTGCTTGTCAAATAAATCCATCCGATGTTAATCAAGCATTAAAAGAAATTAAAGGAAAATTTAATGGTAAAAAATAAATGGGGTTTTGAATTGCAACCAGAACGAATTTGTGCTATTGATGCTAGTACCAACAGTCTTGCCTATGCAACATTTCATGGTGAATACTTAAAGGAAGTTGGAAAGATTAACTTTGAGGGCAAAGATATTTATGAAAAGGTTATTGATGCTGGAAGAAAATCAAAAGCATTGTTTGATCATATTGTAAATGTGGATGCTATTGTAATTGAGCATACAGTGTTTATGAATAGTCCAAAAACTGCTGCAGATCTTGCTTTGGTTCAAGGTGCCCTTTTAGGTGCAGCAGGACAGTCTGGCATACGTACGGTTGGCAAAGTTTCTCCAATCACATGGCAAAACTTTATTGGAAATAAAAAGATTTCTAAAGATGAAAAACTATATATTAGATCTCAAAGTCCAGGAAAATCTGAGTCATGGTATAAAACTTTTGAAAGAGATCTTCGCAAACAAAGAACTATTAACTTTATTAATATTCAGTATGATAAGACTATTACTGATAACGATGTAGCAGATGCCTGTGGTATTGGTCATTGGGCTATAAAAAACTGGGGCAAAGCAATAGGGGTTGACAAATAACATTATGGCTGCTAAACTATATACTAGTGAAACTTGGCTTAGGAAAAGATTTCTTATGGATAAAAAAACACCACAAGAGATTGCTTCAGAGTGCGGTACAAGTGTAGAAACAATATATGTTTATTTGGCAAAATACGGATTAAGGAAGTCTAAACGATGAACAAAGTACAAAAGGCTATTGCAGTTTTAACTATTGCGGGTGCAGTTGGAATTAGTTATGCACTATATACATTAAGAGGTTTGCCAGAAACATTTGATTGGGAGGATGATGAATGAGCATTCAAACACAGTATGCTATTTCAAATATTTGTGATGAAATAAAAGAAATGCTTATTAAAAAAAATAAGTCATACGGTGATTCTGCTATCGATCCAATTAGAATTTTTTCAAAAGCAAACACAGATGAGCAAATTAAGATTAGAATAGATGACAAACTTTCCAGAATATCTAGAGGTTCTGAGTTTTATGGAGATAATGACATAGATGATCTAATTGGATATCTAATCTTATTTAAAGTTTCAAAGGTGCTATCAAATGTCAACTGAAGAAGACCTAATAAAGCATTTGGATCAAGTAAACAATGTAGTTGAAGAATATCTCAAGGGAAACGACCCAACTGTAATTTCAAAACAACTAGATATTCCAAGACAAAGAGTAGTTGCTTATATTGATGAATGGAAGACCATGGCTTCCGATAATGCTGCGATCCGTGCTCGTGCAAAAGAAGCACTTGTAGCAGCAGATACACACTACAGCAAACTCATTTCAAAGTCTTATGAAGTTATTGACGAGGCATCAATGACAAACAATCTTACTGCAAAAACAACAGCGATTAAACTTGTTATGGACATTGAATCTAAAAGAATTGATATGCTTCAAAAGGCTGGATTGCTTGAAAACAAAGAACTTGCAGAAGAGATGGTTGAGATTGAAAAACGACAAGAAGTATTAATGTCAATTCTGAAAGACATTGCTTCTGAATATCCAGAAATCCGTGATGAAATTATGAAACGACTTTCTGCTATTGCTAAACAAAATGAAGTTATTACGGTAATACACAATGGCTGACTTTGGTGATTTTTTTGAGGCTTTAAAAAATAATAATTTTGAAGAAACTCCAGTAGATGCTAAAACATTTGTTGAGGGTGAAGATTATCTTGGACAGCCTCCACTATCTCAAGTACAGTATGACATTGTTGAGGCTATGAGCCAAATATACAAACAAGAGGACTTGATTGATCTTCTTGGTAATGAAGAAGGAAGACGCTATTATAAAAAATACACAAAGAATGAAGTTATTCTGCAACTTGGCAAGGGATCTGGAAAAGACTTCGTATCAACAGTAGCATGTGCATACATTGTATATAAACTGCTATGTCTTAAAGATCCTGCAAGATACTTCGGTAAGCCCTCTGGAGATGCCATTGACCTAATCAATGTTGCTATTAACGCACAACAAGCAAAAAATGTTTTCTTTAAAGGATTTAAAACAAAAATTGAAAAGTCCCCATGGTTTGCTGGTAAGTATAACCCTAAAGCAGAAAGTATTGAATTTGATAAAGCAATTACTGTTTACTCTGGTCACTCAGAGCGTGAGTCTCATGAGGGTTTGAACCTTATACTTGCTGTACTCGATGAGATTTCTGGTTTTGCAAATGATGTTGGCACAGGAAATGATCAAGGCAAGACTGCTGATAATATCTATAAAGCATTCCGTGCCTCTGTAGATTCTCGTTTTCCAGATCTTGGAAAGGTTGCACTCCTTTCATTCCCTCGTTATCCAGGAGACTTTATTTCACAAAGATATGATGCTGTAATTATGGAAAAAGATGTCGTATCAAAAGATCATAAATTTATTATGAATGAAGATTTGCCTGAAGATTCTGAGGGAAATACATTAAAAATTACTTGGGATGAAGACAACATAGTTTCTTACAAATATCCAGGAGTGTTTGCGTTAAAGCGTCCTACTTGGGTTGTTAATCCTACTAGAAAAATTGATGACTTCAAGTTGGCATTTTACACAGACCTTGGGGATGCAATGCAAAGATTTGCATGTGTACCAACCTATTCAACTGATGCATTTTTTAAACAACAAGAAAAAGTTAGAGCGTGTATGACAATTAGAAACCCAATTGATACATACAAAAGATTTGATGAAACATTTAAACCAGATCCAAATAAAAAATATTATGTACATGCTGACCTTGCACAAAAGCACGATAAGTGTGCTGTAGCAATTGCACATGTAGAAAAGTGGGTAAATATTCAGGTAATTAAAGATTATCAACAAGTAGCACCAGTAGTTGTTGTAGATGCAGTAGTCTATTGGGAACCAAAAACTGAAGGACCAGTAAACCTGTCTGAGGTTAAGTTGTGGATTCAAAATCTTAGAAGGCAAGGTTTTGATATTGGCATGGTTTCTTTTGACCGTTGGCAATCCTTTGATATTCAGAATGAACTAAAACAGGTAGGCATGAGAACTGAGACTGTTTCTGTTGCAAAAAAACATTATGAAGATATGGCCATGCTAGTTTATGAGGAAAGACTTGTTATGCCTGCAATCGAACTTTTGTTCGAAGAACTAACAGAATTAAAAATCATGAAAAATAATAGAGTTGACCACCCAAGAAAATCTTCTAAGGACTTAGCAGATGCTGTGTGTGGAGCAATATTTGGAGCAATATCACATACTCCAAAAAATATAGATACAGAGGTGGAGATTCATACCTTTAGAGATAGATCTAAAGAAGATGATGATGATATATTTGACAGACCATCTCAAGATGTGGTAAACTATAAACCTATGCCAAATGAAGTAAAAGATTATTTGGATAGATTAAATCTACTATAACAAGAAAAGAGTAATAATGAATTCATTCAAGAAAGTATCGCTAATCATCGCTGCAGCCCTGACTAGCACAATGCTTGTAGCAACATCTGCAAGCGCTGCCACGACAACCCTAACGGTTGCGGGTACTGCAGCAACAGGTGGTACAGTATCAACAACTCCTGTAGCACTTCCAGTTCCAGCAGATAACAGTATCGATGCAGCAGATGCATTGAAGATTGCTGTTTCATCTGTAGATACAGGCACAGCAGTTTCAGCAGTTGCAGTAAATGCAACAATTGTTCCTGCTCTTGCAACATCAACCGCACCAGTAACAGCGTCATCTGGATCATCATCACTAACAATTAATACAGGAACAGGAACAACAGCAGACTTCTATGTTTACACAAAGACTACTGCAGTTGGAACAGTCGTTGTAACAGTTGGTGGAAATTCAACAACATATTATGTACAGGGTACCGCAGGTGCTTTGAACTCAATCACTCTGACTGCCCCAGCATCTGGCGCAGCAGCAACAAGTGCAACACTTAAGGTATCAGGATACGATGTATTCGGTAACCTAAAGGGTGGAGCAACAATCAATACTTTGGTAAGCGCAAATGGTGCAGCAACTGCAACAGCACTTACAACAGATACAGCAGTAGCAACACTTGGAACTAAGGAGCAGACAGTTACACTTCCTGCTTCAGGTTCAGTAACTGTTACAGCATATGCAACAGTAGCAACAGCAGTGACTGGTCTTTCAGCACCAGTTGGTTCTGTAGTTGCAACAGTAGTAGTTCGTGATCTTGCAGGGGAACTTGCAGCAAAGAACGCAGAACTCTCAGTTGCTAATGCAGCACTTGCTGCAGAACGTGCT